AAAAAGTTCAAATTGTGAAACAGGAAGATATCATACGGACACGGGAGGCATTCGAGCAGCCGATAGTGAAGCTATTCGATAACACATTGAACATGATTATCGAGCCGGCACTGGAGTATCTACCCGACATCGAACCGGAAGCGATTAAACGTGATCCGCTGGAAGAGGCTTATGTTAAAACATATCAATCGGTTGGGGTTTGGTTTGCTAAGGAAACAAAAGCTGAGATAGCCAAATCGACATCGGCAGAGGAAGATCTGTGGCTGTCCAGATTGGAGGAATTCGCTAAGACAGAAGCAGGTGAACGCATTACGGAGGTGTGGGGCTACACGAAAGAGAAGTATGTTGATATCGTTCGTAAGGCATTAGCCGAAACAGTAGAAGAAGGATATGATCCCAACGTGGCCAAGAAGCGTATTGTGGAGAAAGTCAGAGAGGCTTATTCCGAATTCACTTCATGGAGGGCTATGCGGATAGCTCGTACCGAGATAGTATCGGCCAGTAATGCAGGCAGCCTCGAGGGCGCAATGGTTGTGAAGGACCAAATGCAGAAGGTATGGGAAACGTTCATTGACGGAGAAACACGACAATCACACCTTGAAGCTAACGGGCAAGTCCGGGAAATGGACGAGCCGTTCGTTGTCGGTGGTGAGGATTTAAACTTCCCAGGTGATCCGAATGGATCACGGGAGAACGTAATTAATTGCAGGTGTACAATAACGTATCAAAGAAAATCAGAATAACAATGGAAATAAAAACTATCCAATACAAGGTCGAGGACGTCAGCGAAAAGACCAAAGAAGTCAAAGCCTATTTTTCCGTATTCGGGAATAAAGACCTCGAAGGCGACATTATCGAACCGGGTGCATTCACCAAGACGATTAGTGAGCGTGGCCCAAACGGATCGAATTTGATTAAGCACCTTATCAACCATGACCCATATCAGCAGCCTCCTGGTGTATTGAAAGAGCTTGGCGAAGATAGCCGTGGTGGTTATTTCGTATCTAAGTTAATCGATACCAGACAGGGACAGGATTTGTACATCATGTACCGGGAAGGAATCATAGATCAGCACAGCATGGGATTCGAAATCATTAAGGAAGATCGGAAGCAGGACGCAAACTACATTAAGGAAGTCCGTCTATGGGAAGTATCGAGCCTATACGGTTGGGCTGCCAATCCGGAAGCCAGAACGATCGACGTTAAGAATGCTGATGACATTCTGAAATTGATCGACCGAACCGAACGAATTTTACGGACAGGCGAATTATCCGATGAGATACTTAGCCGAGCCGAAAAATTATATAAGACACTCCGAGCCGTCATACCGACACTCACCGAGCCGTCGCAAGAATTCAAAGATTTATTAACGAAATTTCAATTTTAAAGCAAATGGAAGCTAAAGAATTAGAACTTGTATTAGACAAGGTAAAAGAATTGCAGGAGCTGAAAGAAACCAAAGCCGCTCTGCAACTTAAAGAATTACAGGAAAACCTGATTAAGGAACTCGGGCCAGATTCCGAGCATGTGAAATCCATTCAGGAACACCTGGACAGTTTGGAAACCAGACTGAAAAAACAACAGAAAGCTATCGAAGGGCCGAAAAGCCTGAAGGAAGTGATCGCTGCCAAACTGAATTCAGACGAATTCAAACAGCAAGTGAAAGACAACAAAGTATCGTTTTCGTTCAAAGCCATTGACAACTCGTCTTTGGTTGCAGGCGTAAACGAGGTCAATCTTCCTTTCCGTGAGCTGGGTGTATCGAAGGCTCCCGTTCGTCCTCTTACCGTTTCGCAGATTATCCAATGGGGTACTACCTCCAGCCTGACCGTTGATTGGGTTGAGCGTACATCTAAAGTTGATGGATCTGCTACCAGAAGCGAAGGCGGCATTATGGGCGAGGGCGATCTTGGCTATACCGAGAAATCGACCAAGGCCATGATCATTTCTGAAATGATGAAGGTTACCAACGAAGCCCTGAAAGATACGGACTTCCTGGCCTCTGAAATCAGTTCGGAATTGCTCAGCGATTTGCAGCTTAAACTGGACGATCAGATTCTGAAAGGCGATGGCGTTGCTCCGAACTTGAAAGGTATCACACAGTATGCCCAAGCTTTCGCAGCCGGATCGTTCGCTTTGGCCGTACAGAATCCAAATCAGTTCGACGTATTGCGTATCGCCATCAATCAGGTTGTTGTTGCCGGTAATGGTAAATTCATCCCGAATTACATCCTGTTGCATCCTACCGACGCAACCGCTATGGACTTGATTAAGGACGCCAACAACAATTACATTCTGCCTCCGTTCAAAGCCAGCAATGGTGTGATGATTAAAGGCGTGCGTGTGATTGAGAATGTGGGCATTACCGAAGATACCTATTTGTTAGGTGATTTCAGCAGAGCCAAAGCATTCATGCGTGATCCTCTGGAAATCCGTGTATGGAACCAGAACGATACTGATGCAGAGAAGAACATGAGTACTATCACAGCCAATATTCGTGTGGCATTCCGTGTTAAAGGTCCGGACGCTAACGCATTCCTGACTGGTACATTCAGCACCGATATTGCTGCTATTACCAAACCTTAACGTCTCTGGGTTGTTTCTCTGAAGGGTTGGAGCTTCGGCTCCTCCCTTCTTAAAATTAATCGATATGAAATACAAAGTAAAAAAAGCATTCGCACATTACAAACCAGGTGATTTGATTATCGTCAATGATACCATTATGGCCAATCGTCTGAAAGCTGCCGGACGTATTGTTGATTACAAACCACCACGAAGAAAGAAGAAATGATACGGTTTTCAAGAACATTAACAGCGGCATATACCGGAATCACATTATCCGAAGTCAAAGACTGGCTGATGATTGATACTGCTGTAACCGATGACGATGTACTTCTCACAGCGTTAATCGATCAGGTCGTTTCGTTAGTGGAAAGCTATCTGAATACGACTATCGGCACGTATGATTGTAAGCTGGAATTCTGGGGCAAGGATTATATCGAACTGATCAGGCAACCTGTTATCGGCACGATCTCAGGTATAAGCGTAACCGATCCAGATGGTGATGACGTGGACTACACAGAGAAGGGTTATCTGTACACGTTCACGACTACGATTGACGGGGTGATAAATTACACGGTAACGGCCACAACGATTCCGGACGGATTGAAGATCGCTATCATGAACATCATAAAGAACTTCTACAACGACCGAGAAAAAGTCGGTTTATCACCGGAGGAAGCACAGACGTTGAACCAGTACAGAAAGAAAATCTGGATATGAAGCAAGGGCTGAAAATAGTGAATATGAAGCAGGTGCAGGACGATTTCAATAAGTTCAGCAGCCGGAAGCAGACCGAGCTAATTAAAGAGCTTGAGATGTCGGCGCTGGAGATTGAAACAACTGCCAAGAGAAAACTAAAGTCTGATGGTCATGTTGTAACTGCAAGCCTATGGACGTCGCTTCATGTAGTGAGGAAGAATGATAATTTTGTGTATACCGACAAATTAGGTAAATCACATAACGGATCGATACCAATGCACTTCGACGAAAACGAACGATATATCGGAACGAATGTAGCCTATGCGAATAGGGTAGAAATGTTACCGGACGGAGGATATTTGGCTTATGCCGCTAACATGCAGCGTCAGAAATTCTTGAATAATATTAAGAAAATTATTAGTAATGTTAAATAAACTATTCGCAACGATTAAGACGCTAATTAGCGGAAATGGATTCATGGTCTATGAAGTGGAGCCAGAGAATCCAAGCTATCCGTATGCTATTATCACCAGCCCGATTGTTAATGAAGCTGGAGGCGGTAAGGATAAGACATATACAACCGGGACGATTGATATTATCATTAAGACAGCTACGAGCCGGACACGGGGTAGTCTGTCAAAAGCATGGTCGATTGCAGATACGATTAAAAGCAAAATAAAACCTAACGAACAGGCGGTATTAGATATGGGGACGGCATATACCAACTCCGTATTATACTTGTCAAATGAAATCAAAACAGAACAATCCGAAAAGAAAAAGAGAATAATCGTTGAAAAATTAACATACTTTTTTGAAATAGAAACCAATTAATACAATTTATCATGGCAAAAATTAGCGGAACAAAATTATTAGTTTACCAAGGTGCTGCCGGGAGTGAAGTCCTTATTGCAGCCAGCGTAGGTTATACTCTCGAAATCAACGAGGATTTAAACGACGCAACTACCAAAGACAGCCCCGGCGGTTGGAAAGAAAGCATTGAGGGTGAGAAATCATTTTCACTGACTTGCGATTATCTGTACGATACAAATCCAAGTCCTAATTCAAACTTCGACGATCTGGT